TTCACTATTAACTGGTGTTGATGTAACACCAAGTAGCATGGCCAATGGTAACAGTAATGTAAGTATTGCAACTGCAGGTGGTAATGCAACTGTATCAGTAAATGGAACAGCCAACGTATTAGTTGTTGCCAAAACTGGTGCAAACATCACTGGTTATGCCAACATAACTGGTAATGTCAGTGCTCCATTCTTTATAGGTAATGGTAGTTTATTAACTGGTGTCGATACAAGCCCAGCCAACATCTCAAATGGCTCTAGTAATGTACAAGTTGCCGCATCTAGTAATATCACAATGGGTGTTGCCGGTAATGTAGCAATTGTTACAGTTACTGGAACTGGCGCAAACGTTGATGGTTATGTTACTGCAACCGGCAATGTAACTGGTTCTTTTGTTAAAGGTAACGGATTTTATTTAACCGGGGTTCAGGCAACAGGAACAGGTCCAAATATTTCAAATGGCTCTAGTAACGTAAACATTCCAGCACTTAATGGTAACATCACAATGGGTGTTTCTGGTAATGCGAACGTAGTCGTAGTTACTGGCGCTGGTATTAATGTTGCAGGTAATTCTACCATAACTGGACAGTATATTTCAACACAAGTTACTGGTACACCACCGTTTGAAGTGACTTCAACAACCCAAGTAGCTAATTTAAATTCAGCAACCGCTGGTACAGTAAGAACAAATAGTCAACCAAACATCACAAGTGTTGGTACTTTAAGTGGATTAACTGTTAACGGCACAACTACTTTAGGTGATGTTAGTAATGTTAAAATTGCCGGAGGTACTGTTTCTTATGTGTTAAGTACTGATGGCACTGGTAATTTAAGTTGGGCAGCTCCTGGTGGAGGTGTAACGGCAGCTTCTATAGCCAATGGTACTAGTAACGTTAGAGCTTTCTTAAATGGCAACGTAACAGTATCTAGTGCTGGTAATGCCAACGTAGTTACAGTAACTGGTTCAGCAGTAAATGTTGCAGGAAACGTAAATGCTACATATTTTGTTGGTAACGGTGCGTTCTTAACGGGAGTTGATGTATCACCAAACAGCATGTCAAGCGGCAATAGTAACGTAAACATACCTACTGCAGGAGGAAATGTAAACACTTCAGTAAATGGAACAGCCAACGTATTAGTTGTTGCTAAAACTGGTGCAAATATTGCAGGTTATGCAAACATTACAGGTAATGTCAGTGCACCATTCTTTATAGGTAATGGTAGTTTATTAACTGGCATCGGTACTCTTTCAAATGGCACAAGTAATATATTCATTGTAGCGGCAGGCGGAAATGTTACTACTTCAGTTGATGGCAATGCTAATATTATGGTTGTTACTGGTACAGGAGCAAATGTTGCCGGTTATCTCAATGCAACCGGTAATGTTAATGGTAGCAACATCAGTACTACTGGACAGTTAATTTCAACAGTAACAACTGGCACAGCACCAATTCAAGTATTAAGTACAACTCAAGTTGCCAATCTTAACTCAGCAATTGCTGGAACAGTAACTACAAATGCTCAGCCAAATATTACTAGTACTGGTAGTTTAACTGGATTGGCAGTAAGTAATGCAACTGGAATAGTAGACTTTACAACCACTGCTAATGTAACATTGGGTTATGTTGGTAATTTACATATAACAGGTGGTAGTGCAGACTATGTTCTTAAGACTGACGGTGCAGGAAACTTAAGTTGGACAGCACAAGGTGGCGGTGGCGGTGGCGGTGGCGGCACTTCAATTACTAATGGTACAAGTAATGTAAATATTGCTACTGTGAGTGGCAACGTTACTGTAACATCAGCCGGTAATACAATTGTAACAGTTTCTGACACTGGCGCAAATATTGCTGGTTATGCAAATATTACAGGTAATGTTGCACTTAGTGGAGCAAATGTTAGTTTGGGTGCAGTAGCTAATTTGCATATTGCCGGTGGATCCAATAATCATATATTAAAAACTGACGGAACGGGAAATTTAGCTTGGATAGCACAAGGTGGAGGTGGAAGTGGTGTTGGGGCGATAGAAGAATTTATATCTACTGCTGGGCAAACTACGTTTACGATTACCGGTGGATACAACGTGGGATCTGCAATTGTGTTTGTTAATGGTATTCAGATGAATAATGCTGACTATACAGCTACAAACGGAACTTCTATTATATTATCAGACGCTCGTATAGACGGTGATATTGTAAGAGTGTTAACCAGTATGGTTAGTCCGGCAATCAACTTTACCAGTTTAAAGGCTTACAGTATTGCAATCAGTATTGCATTAGGCATATAAATATTAGATAAATATCTGATAAGGAAGAATTATGGCAAAAACGTTAGCAAAATCGTATACTTTTACCCCCGGAGCAGTACATGTAGGCACAGTCAAAGTCCCGGGACATATACGCTTAGAACAATTTTTAGTAATTACTAACACAACTACAAATGTAATTATATATAATTTTGCAGATTCAGCTTGTGCGGGCACAACAGTAACATACACTGCGGAAAATACAGCAGAATTTACAAATATTTTACAACGAGAAGGTGGTTATACCACTATTACGTTGGGATTTGATACGACCGGTCAAAATTCGAATGACACACTTCAAATCTTTTATGAAGAATTAGAGAACGGAATAACGGTTCGCCCATGGTTCTTTGGTACAGATGCGATTGAACGTATGCGTGTATCAAATCCGCAGTCTATGATTGACGCTGACTTTGAATATGGACTGCAACCAACTAAATGGGCAGGTTACGGATTAATGCGTGGCTACCCTTCTATATTTGAATATCCAGGTATTGATTTGACGGTTACAGTAATGACAACAGACTTTACTACAACTAGTTCAAGCAACAGTCTAATTACAGTTACCACTTCAGTTGCTCACGGTATTCTTGCTGGACAAGCTCTTAATATTACAGGTTTAAGTTCAGCTATTCAAGGTTTTAGTCGTGCTGACGGTAACTTTGTTGTATTTGATATACCTAGTAGCACAACATTAAGATATTTTGCTAATGGTGTAGTTGGTACTTCTAGTGGTCAAAGTCTGTTTACAGATTTTACTTTACTAAAGAAAGCTAATCTCTATACTGGTGCTGGCTTAGCAACTACAACTGCTACTAGTAATGGTGCTAACCCTTCAGTAATCACAGTGAATTTTAGTTCAAA